TTACTCAGACAACTCTACGAATATTGGGACAGATATTATACACCTCTAAAGATCATTCTGATCGATGACGGATCTCAGAAATTTCCGGCATATGATGTATTGAGAGGATTTAAGCATCAAGACCATATTGATTTTCAGTTGTGGCGAGTTACTAAAGATATTGGGTTCAATAGCCATGGTGCAAGAAACCTAGGCGCACATGTTGCGCAGACAGACTGGTTATTGTTTTTGGATATTGACTATACCATACCGCCCAATGATATAAATTATCTCTCAAAAGAAAAACTAAAACATCATGCTTTTTATAACTTTAAAAACATTCAGATCGAGTTTGATGCAGCAGTCAAAGGTCAAGTATTTGTTGAGCCTACAATAAACCAGTTTTTAATTAGCAAGAAAAAATTCTTGAAATTGGGCGGTTACAACGAATCATATACGCGGGTACATTGGGGTGACCGAGAATTTATTGCCAATTTAGAAACACATTTGCGCAAAGTAACAGTAGATGTTTGTGTTACCGATCACCGAGGTGGTAGAAAAACAGTAATTGATAACACACTGTCGGCACCTGTCTATGATAACGAGAACAAAATACTATACACTCCTCGTCCGGATTTGGTAGATTTGCCCCAAATAACGACCAAATTGAATTTTGATTATGAACGTCTAATATAAACCCGCATAAATATAGGTGTAAACCACTTGCCAAAATTGGTAATATATGCTATATTTAAGTGCGGAAGAAAAAAATATGTTGTCTTTTAGGAACTATTTAACGGAAGTTAAACAGACTGGAGGTGTATTGGACAAGGGTCCACTTACGCACCTAACTCACCCTGGATCGCTTCCACACTTAGGTGGTGCTAGAGGCACTGCCCATGGTCTGGCTTCTCTCCGTGCGCTCCACAACCGTTTGGCCGCTGGTAGAGTGCATGACGGTCTGTCAACCAAGTTCGATGGAGCGCCTGCCTTCATCTATTCGCATGACGAACAAGGTCCTTCTATTGCCACAAAGTCTGCCTTTAATAAGAATCCTAAGATTAATCGCAGTCTAGAAGACATCGAAAAGAACCACGGTCACTCCGCCGGCCTAGTTGCCAAATTAAAGAAAGCATTTACTCACCTTCAGAAAGTTGTGCCCCAAGGTATGACCGTACAGGGTGATATTATGCATGGCGGCCAAGGCGATGGCATGGAGAATAAAGACGGGCAACTTAAGTTCAAACCAAATACGATTGAGTATGGCCTTGCAGCCAATTCTCCAGAAGGCAAGAAGGCTGCAAGGTCTAAACTTGGCGTTGCTATTCACACCGTTTACGAACATGGTGTTCCTCGCCCCATTACTGATACCGACCGCAACAGATTTAGAGACAGCCCTGACGTACATAATATAACCTCAAAGGTCGAAACCGCTCCTTCTTATCAGGCGCCAGACCAGCACATTGTAGACCAGCATTTAGATGCCGCCCAAGCGGCACATGAAAAACTTGGCGACAAGGGTTATGCTGCGGTTACTCCTCATGGCGAACACCTGGAAACTTATATTAACCAGACTGTACGAAAAGGTACAAAGCCTAACGTAGACGAATTTAAAGAATATCTTTATAATAAAGGCGAGAAAGAAGCGTCCAAAGTTAAGACCGAAAAGTCTAAAGAAGCAAAACGCGCCGCAATGAAGGCCGTTTCGGACCATGTTGATGCTAATGCACGACACTTTACCAATTCGCTGAATGTATCGCATCATTTACAGCAGGCAACCAATCACCTTTCTGGTGTATTGGGGTCTTCTTCTCAGTATTCTCACAACATTGCGGGTCAAGAAAGTGGTCCAGAAGGCCATGTTCTCTATCATAAGTCGCAACAGGCTTCTTCGCCTATTAAGATTGTCAATCGAGGTGAGGGTGGTTTTGCCCAACAGAATCTTAATGCCGGTGGTGTTAAGGCGGCTAAATCTGGTGAGAGACACATTACCTTTGGATTTGGCAGATTGAATCCGCCCACCACTGGGCACGAAAAACTTGCTGCTGCGATCAGGGCACATGCTGCCAGTACCGGCGGCGACCATTTACTAGTTGTCAGTAAATCGCAAGACGCCAAAAAGAATCCTCTATCTGTTGCTCAAAAGGTCAAACATGCCAGACGTATTTTGCCTGGTACCAACATAGAAGGCGCTACAGCAGATGCACCTACCTTTATTGATCATTTAAGGAGACTGCATAAGCAAGGTTATACACATTTAACCATGGTTGCTGGATCAGATAGAATTCATGAATATCAAAGAATCATAAATAAGTACAACGGGTCTGAATTCAATTTCAAATCCGCTAAAGTTATTTCCGCGGGTGACCGTGATCCTGATGCAGAAGGTGCAGAAGGTATGTCTGCTTCTAAAATGCGCAGACATGCTGAAAATGGTGATTTGAAGTCCTTTAAAGAGGGTTTACCTAAGCACGTTTCACACGACCATGCGGTTAGTCTATACAATGATGTTCGTAAGGGCATGAACATAAAGTAAAGGAAAATAAAATGTCAACAAAAATAACAGAACATTTTACAGTAGAAGAATTGACGGCATCGCCAACCGCGAAGGCCAAGGGTATTGCAAATACACCTACACCAGAACATCTTGCGAACATGAAGTACGTTTGCGAGAAGATTTTGGAACCAGTTCGTGCGCATTTTGGTAAACCAATTAAGATCAATTCGTCTTATCGTTGCCCCGCCCTAAATGTAGCTGTTGGAGGTTCAAAAACTTCCCAGCACGTGAATGGTCAAGCGGTAGATTACGAAATTGAAGGCGTTTCAAATAAGATTCTTGCCGATTGGGTTTCGGAAAATCTTGAATTTGACCAAGTTATTCTAGAATTTTTCACTCAGGGTGATAAGAATTCGGGTTGGGTTCACACTTCAATTAAGAAAGAGGGCGGCAATCGTAAGCAGAAGTTGATCGCAAAGAAAGATGGCGCATCAACCAAATACGTACCGACAACTGATTTTGATCCAACCAATGCATGGAAAAACGTTTAACCAGGAGTTAAAATATGTCAGCCGTAAATTATACAACTTTAAATCCAATTGCCTGTGTGCAAATAAAGCAGGGAATCGTTGCCAATATGATTCCTGATGGTGATGGATACGTAGGTCTAGGTGTATGGGAAGAGCCTTATTCGTACACGGTTTTTGGTGCTATAACGAGAAAATATAATCTTGATATTTCTACGGCTCCTTATTTTATGGCATTGTGCGAAGCCGGCACGAATTCATTTACCGAATTTGGGTCATACACTTCTGCTGGTAACGAATCTTTTAAACCAAGGGGTGCCATTTACATTAGCGGCGAAGAAGAATATGAAGAGTTTGCGGATTATCTTGGGCGGTCAGACCTTTTGACTAATCAATCTCTCGTTAGAACAGAATTGGCATTTGATGCTGCCTATTTTAAATGGCAAAAACTTGATCTAGGTTCGCATTGTCCAGCCCGCACCAATCTTAGGCTTCAGCAAGTTGCCAGCGCCTATGAATTGAATCCTCCTGTGGCAGACGCAGTAGCACTTAGTCATATGAATCAGGCAACCGGTAAAAATGCAACTACGGAAGCCGTTGAATTATTTTGTCGCGGAGTGGATCACATAAACCATATCTTGGTCAGTAATGTCAACAAACCTAATGATAGCGTCAGTCTTAAAGCGATCTTTGCGCGGGCAGCGAGCCGTTAGAACAGTAGGGGAAAGTAAGTAGATATGTTTAATTTGATACCATTACCATATAAGTTGGGTGCAATTCTTTTAGTTGTAATTGCCGCCTTTACTTTTGGTTACATGAAGGGTAATGCAAAGGCCGAAGTAGAACTACAGAAGTTTGCTGCTGAAAGTCAACAAAAGGTTGCTGAACTGACAGCGGCCAATTCAGATATTAAAGAGAAGGTTATCACTCAATTTGTTGACAAGGTGAGAACCGTAAAGGAGAAAGAATATGTCTACGTGCAACAAAGTCAAAATGCTGTGCCTGATCAGTTTGAGTTGTCTAATGGCTGGGTGTACCTCCACGACTCTAGCGCCAGTGATGGTAATGCCGAAGCCGCCAGAAGTTCTGATGGCACCGCCTCAGGTTTTAAAGACAATCAAATCCTCGCAACCATTGTCAACAACTACGCCGCCTGTCACACAAACTCCCAGCAACTAATACAATTGCAGCAGTGGATTAAAGAAAACCGGGCAGCAGTTGATGAGGTTAATAAGAAAAACAAAAAATGAAAACCTTCAACGAATTTTTAGAAGAAAAAGTTATAGATGGTAGGGTTATGCAATTCGCTTCTAATGCGCATGAACTCTGGAGAAAACAGCACATTAAAGACAAGGGCAATGTTCCTAGAGTTAAAAAGAATAGTGATGGAACTGAAGGTGATATTAATGTACCTTTTCATAAACTGCACCCCGATTGGCAAAAAGAAAACATTGCTGCAGGTCATGCAGCTTTGGGAGCTGTTAAGAAACATCCGAATGATATTGAGAAGGCATCTGAACATGTGCATAATGAATGGATGAAGCGTAATCCTAAAGCAGAGTATAACGCATCTCAGCATAAACCTTATAATGATTTGCCTGAAGATGAAAAAGAAAAAGACAGAGTTCATGTTCGTACCATGATGGATTTAAAAAATAAATGAAAACCTTCAACGAATTTTTAGAAGAAACAAAAAAAACTGGTTGCACTTGTTGGGCCAGTTACAAGCGTGTACCTGGTACCAAACCATGTTCACCAGGAAGTTGTGTCAAAGAAGAAGTAGAAGATATTACGGAACGTGGCGAAGACTCTAAGGGTCACTACCGTGCAACAGAAGATGGTGCTGGTCTAACTCGCAAGGGCGCAAAAGCCCATGGCATTAAGACAGCAGTTACAACTCCTCCTAGTAAGCTAGACCCTAACGGGAAAGCTGCAAAGCGCCGCAAGTCATTTTGCGCCCGTATGAGTGGAATGAAAGGTCCTATGAAAGATGAGAAGGGTCGCCCAACCCGTAAGGCTATGTCACTTCGTCGCTGGAATTGTAACTAATGAAATCTTTTTATAGTTTTTTGGAAGAAGGTGTAAATGATCCCGCTATATTTAAAGCGGTGTTCATGGCAGGTGGTCCAGGATCAGGTAAATCTTTTGTTACCGGTAAATCCGCTTTAACGGCTTTAGGACTTAAACTAATTAATTCCGATCCTGCTTTTGAGGCTGCTCTCAAAAAGGCAAACCTTTCACCTTCTAATCCAGAACATATTATGTCACCAAAAGGACAAGAAGCGAGAGAACGAGTTAAACAGACCGTTGGTAAGAAACTGGATTTGTCTACAATGGGTAGATTGGGTTTGGTAATCGACGGTACAGGTAAAGACTACGATAAAATCTCAAAGCAAAAAGAACAGTTGGAAAAACTAGGTTACGAATGCAAGATGATTTTTGTTAATACGAGCCAAGATACCGCATTGCAAAGAAACAAAAAGCGCGACCGTAGTTTACCCGACGAAGACGTAAAGAGAATGTGGTCTGGTGTTCAGAACAACATTGGTAAGTTTCAGAACCTTTTTGGTGGTGAACATACAATTGTTGTGGACAACAATGACGATACTGACGTAGAAAAAGTTACCACTTCAACGTTTAAGAAAATTTCTAACTGGGTTAAAGAGCCTCCTACGAATCACGTTGCTAAAAAATGGATTGCCCAGCAAAAATCGGGTAATACTGAAGGTGAAGGTCACTATAGTGGCGGCAAAGGTCAGTCGCATGATGGAGGCACTTATAAGAATACAAAAACAGCCAATCACTATTCGGATTACGAGGGTAAGTAACATGCTAAAGCACATCAAGTCAATGTTAGCAGATGGAGTTGATGGATCGATCTCCTCTAAAAGAGTAATCACTTTTATTGCAACATTATTATGCACTATAGGATTTCTAGCAAACTTGTTTGGCGGATTTAAAATTGATGAGTTTATTTACAATTCCATGATGTTTATTGTTGTTGCAGGTCTAGGGTTTACTGGTTTAGAAAAATTTGCACCAAAGAAGTAGTATAAATAAAGGTATGAACATGACATTAAAGCCATTCAAAGAGATATCAGAACACCCAAACTGTGGCACACCAGACTGCTGCAATACTTGCACGCCTGCGGAACCGGTTGAAGTGGTTGTGGAACCCGTTAAGACCTTTGCGGAGAAGATAAGAGAGGCCTGCTGGACGGGGTATGTTACCGAGTTATCAGCGGCTGGTCAAGCACGTAAAGACGCGAGACACGATTCAAGAGGTCTTGCTCCACTTAAGCGCGACGAACCGGAACATGACTCACACGGAGATCCGGACGACGATAAAGTACCTCATTTGGTATCGCAATTACGTAAAACAGTTAGCATCAATAAACCCGTTAAATTTAAGAATGGTGAAACGCATAGTATCTCACGACACCATGCGCATAAATTTTTAAACAAATATGATTCGCTTAAACCTTCGGATAGAGAAGAACTTCAGAAAAAAGCACACTCCTCACATTCGGAGTTTCAGAAATCAATTAGCGAAAACTATATGGACGATGGCAGCGCACCCGTTGAATTGGGTACACAAGACGCAACTAACGCATTTGCTGCAATGACTCCAGGCCAAGATTCTTTAATTAAGATCAATACACCCGCTGTTGCTGGAACGCAATCGCTTCAAGACTACAAAGACGAAAACGAAGAACTACAACAAATCTCCGATGAGGAATTTGATGAGATTGAAAATGAAATTGAAGCATTGACTTGGGAAGATATTGTTGATGATTATGACGAAGATGAACTAGAAATTGAAGAAGAACTTGAGGAAGGTTTGACCGCTCAAGGTCGTATGAAGAAGAGATTTGCCTTTATGCGTAACAAGTCCAGAAGAAATCTGGCAAGAGGCATGGCACTAAGAAAGACATCTACACCCGACAGACTAAAGCGCCGTTCAATCGGTGCTGCTAGACGAATTGTTTATAAAAGATTTCTCCGTGGCAGAGATAAATCCTCCATGTCAGCGGCAGAAAAGACCAGAATTGAGACACAAGTTAAAAGACTTGCACCTTCAGTGGCGCGTATTGCGGTGAGACTTGCTCCTAAAATGAGACAAATCGAACGCACAAGGTTGAAGAATCGTAATTCTAAAAAAAGGAAATAATTATGTCTAAATATATTTTTAAGTGCATTGATGACGAAAGAAAAGAAGTTCATGTTGAATTTTCTGGTGAGTTAAACCGTGACGAAATTTTAGAAGAATTCAAGTGTTTCTTACAGGCCGCTGGGTTTACTTTTAATATTGATGACCGTCTTGATGTCGTTAATGACATGGAAGATTACGAAGAGTTGTTTGATGAAGAACTTGAAGACACCGATGTGATTTCATCTTATCAAAATCAACTTAACTTTGATAATTATATTAATATTCCGTTAAACGCAACAGTTGCGTCTGATGTAGTATCAACCAGTTATTCCGGTTTCGGTAACACCATGAATGCCGGGCCATACTCTTTTGGAGCAGATACTCTGATTACTAGTCTCTCTACTTACAAGGTGGGCAAACCTGGGGCGGCCGCGGTAGAAGAAGGCTCGCTCACTTTGACTGACTGCTTGGGTGAATTCTCTTTTAGTGAACCTCTTGACTTTACGACAACACAAGGAACATTAGATTTAGGTGAGAGTAATCATATCACCTTGGATCTTACCGATTCTTTTGAAACAAAAGACAAATTAGGATAGATTCATGAGCAAACTTGGTTGAATACTTAAAGCGTCTAGCAAGTAATTAGTTTTTATAAATATAAGAATAACTTTGGAGTATTTAATGACCACCACCCACGATTTAATGCAAGATGTTCTCGCAGAAGAACATAACATGGCCAAGAGATTGGACCAGTTGGTTCGTGCTGGCCTTATGGCACCGCAAGCGTTACCTATTCTACATCGTGGGCTTTCAAAGTTAAATGCTGGTATGGCTATTACTGGTCAAGACCGAGATGCGGTTACGAACCTATTAAATTCGCTGTTGTTCATTGTACTTGGTGACGATACCATGTTCCAGAGATCACAAACAACGGTTCGTCAGAACAAGCAAGAGCATGGTTACAACGTAGCAACAAACGTGGCCATGGAAGCAAAGAAAGATCCTGGCGAATACGATTACGAAGGTGACATGGCAATGTCGCAGTTAAAGAGCATTATGATGAACGCCAAGCGTTTACATGACTCCCTAGAGCCAGATACAAATTTACCAGAATGGGTACAGTCTAAGATTACCCTTGCCGAAGACTATGTTACTACTGCTGCCAATTATATAGAAAGTACACTGAACGAGATCCAGGGTACTTATGGTAACAGCCGCTATAATAAGAATCTAAAGATTGTACATAATGGTGAAGTCGTAAAGGACTATGGCACAGACACTAAGCCAAACAAAGCAAGTCGCGAGAAGATGGCGATGAAGATGAAAGCCGACCGTGCTGCGCGTGATAAGAATATGAAAGAAGAAGCAATCGAAGAGAAGCGTGGACTGTGGGATAATATCCATGCAAAGCGTAAGCGCATTAAGAGTGGTTCAGGCGAACGTATGCGTAAGCCTGGAAGCGAAGGCGCTCCATCTGCTGCTGATCTAAAAGCATCTCAGACTGAAGAAGTTGAAACTATTGATGAGGGTCGCCCTTCGCAGCAACACCCATTAGAAGGTCACGAATACCACAAGAAGTCTGACTCCGAACTTGAGTATATTGCTAAGGATGCCCATAAAGCGGCAGAAGCAATGAAGGGCCACAACACCGGCGCTGAGAATAAATATCGCGACCAAGCAAGTGACTCCGCCACAGTGAGACATTTCAGAAAGACCAGCGGTATGCCGACTTGGTATAAAAAGAAATATGGACACATTAAGGAGTCGGATATGTCAGAAGACGAACAGATTAATGAATTAAATCGCGAAGCTGGCGGTACTCTTTCCCGTTATATTGACAAAACTAGGAACGATCCAAAGCGCAAAGCAGGTAATGACTCAGCACTTAAGAAAAAGTGGCCATACTACCACGGTGAGCCGAAAGTCAAAGGTGTGGATCGCACTAAGTCGCCATGGCGAGGGGAAGTTCGAAACGAAGAAGTTGAACCGGTTGATGAGGCTACTGTTCCTTCTCCATATGAAGATGATGAAGGCTATCATACTCATAAACAAATTCATGGTAACAATGCTGTTTCCAAGGAAGATTGGAAGAACGGCATTAGAAAGCCCAAGGCCTCCGATAAGGAAGTCAAGATGGCTACAGGTATTCCACACGATAAGCGTTATGTGGGTGGCAATATGACAGGTGCCATCTCCGCTATCGAAAAGATTCGTAAGAATCTGTCAAAGCATCCTCGCGTTGTTGCCTCATTAAAGGCAGCAAACGAAGCGACTAAATTATATAAGGATCTCGCCTATCCGACGGACGGTGGAGTTGAACTATCTATTGAAAACGAATTGCAAGAAGGTTATGCTGAAAAGTTTCAAACTGCCCTAAAGGCAAGCGGCAAGACCTTAGCACAAATGTCAGACGATGAAAAGAAAGCATTTTTTAAACACGTAGATTCAATTCACACATCTAATTCAGGAGAATAAAAATGGCTCAATGGGGCAATAAGGACGATAAAACGTCAACAGGTACGGTAACACTCACCGCACCTACAGTAACATTCAACGGCGCAACAGCACATGCTGCTGGTGTTTATACATCCGCTTCACATCCTTTCCAACTAGGCGACGAAGTTGTTTATAGCAACGGCGGCGGCACTACAGTTGTGGGTCTAGCAGATGGAACTTCTTACTTTGTAACTGAAGTTGCTTCTGGCACATTCATGGTTGCAACTACTGAAGCGCGGGCACTACATAACGTACCAACACCAATCGTCTCAACAGACGGTTCAGGTGCTTCACACACGTTCATTCGCGCACTAGCGTCAGGACGCGGTACGATTGCTGGTAGTTCTACTCTCTTTACAACCGAAGCATCAACTGGTGATATCATTCAAGTTGGTTCACAAGAAATGCAAATTATTGCAATTGCAAGTGATACCGCTTGCACCGTTCACCAAAACAACCAGGCAGCACTAACCGTGTTCAGTGGCCAGGCTTACACGTTAAATGAAAAGCCTACCAGTAAACTGGGTGGCACATATTCTTCCATGAACGTTGTGGGTATTGATGGTTCTGAAATTGCTGCCGGTGGCGACAATATTACTAGCGTCGGTGTAACGAATGGTGGTACGCTTTACGTAGAAACACCAACTGTAGAGGTTGCTGCTCCTGCTTCTCTTACCATTCCATTGATCAATGTAAGTGTTGCTAACGATACAATCACTTCAACTGCCCATGGTCTAAAGACTGGTACAAAGTTAACCTACCTCAAGGTCGGCGCAACTGCAATCACCGGTCTGGTAGACGCAACTGCTTACTTCGTAGTTGCCGACACCGTTGACACATTTAAACTGGCATCATCACTGGCAAATGCTCAAGCGGGTACGACAATTGACCTTACTGGTACAGGTTCAGCAGCACAGACTTTCACAGGTGATACTGCACTAGCAACAGCAACTATTACCAGCGGCGCTGTTAGTTCTATTGCTGTTACCGACGTGGGTTCTGCCTATGTTACGACACCAGCAGTTACCGTGACCAAAGCAAGGCTGACAATTCCTACTTCTGGCATTACTACTGCAAATACTGAACTTGTTACTTACGTTGCTCATGGATTAAGTATCAGTGACCGTATTGTTTATAACAATGGTGGTGGAAGCACTGCCACCGGTTTAACAAATGCTACGGATTTCTTTGTTGCAAGTGCAGGTTTTACAGTAGACGCATTTAAGGTAAAAGCGGCAGCAACAATCACAACTATTGCTGGTGTTGCAATCACTAATACTGCTGGTGCTTTTTCTTGTACTGCTACAACACTTGCTGTTGGTGATCGAGTAAAAATTACTGGTACATTAGGCGGCACTGGAACAATTACTAGTTATACAACTGGTACTGTTTATAAGGTCTCTGCTAAAACTGGTACTTCACCAAACGTTACTGCCTTTACATTGCAAACTGAGGCTGATGGAGCTATTGTAACAACATCAGGCACACCGACTGGTTTGACATATACGGGTGAAACTGTTATTGATATCAGTGGTACAGGTAACAATGCTCAGTACTTTGAAAAGTATGCTGCAACTACCGCAACTGCTGAGGCTTCACGCGGTACTGGTCCTTCAGCCGCTTCAAAGGGTTGGGTAAACCGTGTTGTAATGACAGGTGCCAATGCAGGTCGTATTCAGTATGAGACACTGGTTGCACTTTCAAGTGCCGCTTCAATGTCTGACGCTGGCGACGATCTAATCGCGCCGGATGCCTAGTCTTTGGAGATATTTAATAATAGCTTTAGGCACTCAAACACGGTGCTGGCTACTTCTTTTTCGTTGTTAAGGGCATAAATTATGGCAGACTCAAAAGTATCGGCACTGGACGCTGCGACAAGTATCGCCAGTGCCGATATTATGTACCTAGTTCAGAGTAGTACCGACAAGAAGGTTAGTATCGCTAATCTTTTTGCCGACATTCCGGTTGCTGTAAAGGCTAGCGGAAAGTTCTCTTATGGTGGCACGGCCCAGACTTTGACCTCTGCTGGTGCCGTGTCTATCACTACCACCGTTACTAAGATTACTAATCCAGACGGCGCTGGCACGTTAACCATTGTTGATGGTACAGACGGCCAAATTAAAGTTATTATAATGACCGCCAATTCAGGCAGCCATGCGATGACTATAAGTAGTAATATCGGGCACAGTAGCATTGTGTTTAATGCTGCTGGCAAGACCGCAACATTAATGTTTAACGGCACTGTTTGGTATTTTATTGGGGGCACTGCTACAGTCACATAACATGATAGAATTAAATGATGATACTTTCTTGATCTTCGCTATAAAAAACTATGACAATCCAAATTGTAGTGGAATGTTAGATTTACAGGAAGATTTGAAGAGATTTAAATATATTAAGCGTTTGTTTAAGAGATATTCTAAAACAGGCATTTTAACTGAAAGACTTATCCTCAACCATATTATTGTGTTGTATAATGTTTTTGGCCCCGCCGCTACCAAGTTGCTATTCTATAGGATAGAAGAAGAATATTGGAGTCAGTTGAAGACGTTTTTAGTATACTTAAATTACATGCCGATGAAAGTTATAGGTATTAGTTCTAATAGAAATCTGGAAGATATTCCTTTGGATACTACAATAATTAATACCTTAAGGAAAATTTAATGTCGAGAATCGTAGACGCAGTTATAACGTACCGCATTTTAAGAATGCTCACTACGCCGTTTGAAGAAACGGAAGCGTATCGTCTTGGTATTATTGACGCCCAAGGAAAAGTATTAAAGAGCGAAAAAGATTTAAACACCGGCGAAGAGACGGATGCTTATACTCTACTAAATAGAATGGTATTCAGACTTAAGAGAATTTTAAATAAAGTACCTTTTGAGAATAAAAGATTTCTATCATTCGCTGCCGCGCTTGCATTAGTGCGGGAAAATGTGTATAATGGCGATGTAGAAGATGATATGTTAGAAGAAATGCTACTAGTAACTATGGAAGAAGATTCGGTGAAAGAAGAGGCCGTGCTTCTAGAGTCAAACGGATTTGTTTCTTTTAAGAGTTTCATCAATGAAGACGGTGCCGTTGGTGGTATGATTGCTAACGTTGCTGGCGCCGGTAAAGTTGCTGGGTTAGGTGTTGGTCCTCAGGGTGAACCTGGGATCAAGAAGAAAACAAAAAAACGTTTATTTAAAAGAGGAAGTTAACAATGTTCAAATCAATTAAAGCGTTCTTCGTAAATCTGTTACCACAGAATATTTTAAATCTGTTTGATAAGAATGCTGACGGTAAGATTCAGGCTTCTGAAGTTTCCGCAGTAGCTAAAGAAAAAGCAACCAAGATTGCGGTTGAAGTAAAGAATGTAGCCGTTGACGCGGCCAAAGGTGCAGTACAAGGCGCAGTACAAGGTGCAAAGCAAGGTCGCAAGACCCGTAAATCTTCTAAGTAATTGAAATGGAAACCTCAGCACCATCTTCTCTTGAAACTGAGGTTGCCGTTCTAAAACGCGATGTTGCCTCTGTCACCAATCTTTTTGATAGGCTAGATAGTGCTATTGAAAAGATTGGCGACCTTTCCTTTAATATCACAAAAATGTTGGCTGTTCACGAAGAACGCTTGCAAACGCAAACTGGCGTTAACTCCGACATTTATCACACCATAGAATTAAGGCGAGTAGAGTTGCAAACAGATATTAAAGAACTTCATTCCCGCATCACGACGGTTCATCGAGAATTATCTTCCGATATGAAAATTACAGAAGATAAGATCATGAAAGCTATTGGTGAATTAAATTCTGCTGTTAATAATCAGCAATCGGGTCAAAATAAAAAGATTGACTCCCTGGAGAAATGGCGATATACTCTAGTTGGTGTGGGGCTTGCAGTTGGCGTTATATTAACAAAAGGTATACCCTTCCTTTTAACGTTTTTAACTGCAAAATAATAAAAAATTGATTTTTATCTTGACAGGTCGGTAATGATCTGTTATGATAACTTATATTCATGGAAATAGTATGTCATTATATATTGATTTGAAATACCTTAAAGGGTTGTCTCACCGACTTGAAATGTTCAAGGATCGCGGCAATCATCTTTATAATTGTCGTTGTTCTATCTGCGGCGATTCTCAGCGCAACAAGCGCAAGGCACGCGGTTACTTCTACCGCAAGAAGAACGATATGTTCTATAAGTGCCACAACTGTAGTGTCAGTCAAAGTTTCGGCACATTTCTCAAGAATTTCGATTCAGAACAATACAAGCAATATGTGTTTGAGCGTTATGCTGCCGGTGAAGGTGGTGTAAAGTCTCACACTAAACCAGTCTTTAAGTTTGAAGCACCTGTGTTTAATAAACCAGAACGCTTGCTTGATAAGATCATGGACCGTTTGGATTCTTTACCGGAAGATAACGAAGCGGTTTTGTATGCGCTTGGTAGACAGATACCGAGAAATGTTTTCTCGCGCCTATATTTTATTGATAACATCAAGAATATCGCGCAACTGAACGATAAATACAAAGCAAGTATTATCACAGAAGAACCAAGACTTGCGCTCCCATTTTTAAGTGAAACCGGTAATCTAATGGGTGTTGCCCTACGTGCCATGCGTGGAGAGACACTTAGATACGTTACTATTAAGATAGACGAAGATGCCCCAACCGTTTTTGGGCTTGACCGGATTGACAAGAACAAGACGGTTACAGTTGTCGAAGGACCTATTGATAGTTTATTTTTAAAAAACTGTATTGCCTGTGCTGGTACAAGTTTTAATAAGATTGATACATTATCATTAAATGATGTGAGAATTGTATTTGATAATCAACCTAAAAACAAAGAAGTTTGTAAGTTGATAAGTAAGTATATTGCACTTGGTTATGCAGTTTGTTTGTGGCCTGAAAACGTTGTTGAAAAAGATATTAATGAAATGATCCTTGCTGGTAGAAGCAAAGAACAAATTGAGAATATAATTGACAGCAATACCGTCAAGGGACTAGAGGCAGAAGCAAAGTTCATGATGTGGAAAAAATGTTAATTATAGGAGAAGTGTATGACAGAAATGCAGAAGTTGTTAATTTGGATTATGAAGATCACGGTATTGGTACTCGCAAGCGTATTGATATCAGTTGTATTTGCGGCAATCGTTGGTCTTTTTATGCCAAACGAGTTGATTGATAACACAGAAATTTTTGCGCTAATTGGTCCTGCATTCCAGACCATTGTTGGTGCATTTGTTGGTCTACTGGGTGGTCTATCAATCTCAGACGCCGCCAAGCACAATCAACCAAAAGACGATGATACAGATTCGGAATAAAAACTAATTAGAGGCGTCGAGTAATGCTTTACACCGGATCGGGAAATATTCCACACCATATCTACTGTTGGGTAGAATCATACTTTGTTAGAAAAAACACTAAGCGAGGAATATTTGAACCATGTATCTGGTTTGCTTTGCGTGCCAAAGCTGAACAATCATGGATGTGTCATGTTATGTTAGAATGTGGAGCAGTATATAGGGATCTGCCGCCACATGCCATTTCTTTTTCAGAAAAAGCAGAAAAAGATTGGAAATTGAGTGATACTGCACTTTGGGATTGCTATAGTGACCAATTCTCTATTGTTAGATATGACTATCTAAATGGAAGGCGAGCCGAAATTAGAAAAACTGGGTTGTTTGGTAGATATCTCTTTACTGCAATCCCAATGTATGATAGTTATACAACCGAACCATCGCAGTCAAAAGAATTTATGTTCATTCAACTTGATAATGGAAGATTGACAATCATGCCGACAAATGAACTTCGGTTTTTCGATAATTCGTGGACAGAAGGTGATTGGCCTACTAATATTAAATTGAACACAACATCATGGAAAGTTGAATGAGTGAAGTAAATCTTATCGGTTTCCAGGAAGTCAAGCGATGTCTCATCTGAGCGATAATAACATAGGTTATTTTAAGCATATGTTTAGATCATGGCGGTGGGGAACAATACTACTTATTCATGGTTTATTTCCAAATGTATTCAAGACAACAGTAAGTGATGAAATGTGTAAGCATAAGGATTATTAATAATGAGTGAAGTGAATTTGATCGGTCTTACAAAACCGAGTGTATATACAGATTGTAGTACTGCTGGTGAACTGGTTGCATATGCTGCTAGAGTATCAAATCCAGCAAACCAAAATAATACCAATTCTTCTGGTCTGGTTAAGTATCTTATCAAGAACCAGCATTGGTCTCCTTTTGAGATGGTACATATTGTGATGGAGATTAAAACCACACGGGATATCTCTAGACAAATTCTACGACACCGTTCATTTTCTTTTCAGGAATTTTCTCAGAGATATGCGGTCTCTGAGAATTTTGTTGTAAACCGCGAGGCAAGGCTTCAAGATACAAAGAATCGTCAGAACTCAATTGAGACTGACGATAGGACTCTTCAAGAAGAATGGAGTATGAAACAAGCAAGCGCCTTACAAGAGGCCAAAAAGTCATATGACTGGGCATTAGAAAAGGGCATTGCTAAAGAACAAGCACGTGCAGTTTTGCCCGAGGGATTAACTGTCACAACTCTTTACATGTCAGGTACATTGAGGTCTTGGATACACTACATTGATTTGCGGTCGGCAAACGGCACACAAAAAGAACACATGATTATTGCGCAAAAATGCAAAGAAATTGTTCTAGGGCATTTTCCCATGTTAGAGGATTATTTTAATGGCAACGGTTGAAGTTAAGAAAGACAAACACGGAGAGTTATACATAGATTTACCAGAAGACATCCTAAAACAACTTGACTGGACCGAAGATACTATGCTAGTATGGTCTGATAATAAAGATGGATCTTGGACACTTAAAGAAGAAAAGAAAACAATTCCTCCAGAACTTACCAAAAACATGCAAGAAGTCCGGGAAGGTGTTGATGAAATTGACCAACAATTGATCAATCTTCTTATCGCTAGATATAAATTTATGTATGCCGCAGCACGTATTAAAAACGATCAGAATGCGGTACGTGATGAGGTAAGAAAGTCGCAAGTTATCGATAATGTTTGTGCGCTGGCAAAAAACTCTCCTATACCAGAAGAAACGATTAAAACTATCTGGAATATTTTAATCGAGAGTTGTATAGCATACGAAATGGACAAATGGATCGAACTGAGAGAACATAGTAAAGAAAAATGGATATATTCGGAATGGAAAACATAAATAATGAACTACCAAAAAGACGTTACTGATTTTATGGTCGCTGGCGGCCATTTAGTTGCAAAAACTCCCAAACTCACTGAAGAAAATTTGGAACAGGCAAAACTTTATATGAATTTGGTCGAAGAAGAGTTCAAGGAATTGAGCGAAGGATTTGTTCGGCGAAATGTTATTGACATTGCGGATGGCGGTGTCGATCTGGTATGGGTTGTGCAAGGACTTTTTACAACACTTGGTATTGATTTTGATAGAGTTTGGGAAGAAGTTCGCAAGTCTAACATGAGCAAGGTTTCTTCTACCGGAAAGATTGAAAAACGCCCCGATGGTAAGATTATGAAACCCGCCACATATTTTAAACCAAATATCGCAAAAGCATTAAGGTAATTTCATGTCTAGAGAACACTATTTGGACATTCAAATTGATCGTTCACGCGACAGTCTCTTTGATGAATTGGGTTTAAAGCGTCTCAGAGAGTCCTATATGACCTCCGAGGAAACTTCACCCCAAGAACGTTTTGCATTTGTATCGAAGACGTTTGGTAGCGATGCTGACCATGCTCAACGATTGTATGAATACGCCAGTAAGCATTGGTTGTCCTATTCGACACCCATTCTTTCTTTTGGTCGATCCAAGCGAGGTCTTCCGATCAGTTGCTTTCTAAATTATATTGAAGATACCGCAGAGGGGCTTGTTGAAAATCTTTCAGAGACAAATTGGTTGTCCATGATTGGTGGAGGGGTAGGAATTGGTTTTGGTATTCGTGCTGCTGACGATAAATCTACTGGTGTTATGCCTCATCTTAAAATCTATGATGCAAGCTCCCTCGCTTATAGACAAGGCCGTACGCGCCGTGGCAGTTATGCCGCTTATTTGGGAATCGATCATCCTGATATTATTCCTTTCCTAGACATGCGTAAACCTACGGGCGATCCTAACGTCCGTGCTTTGAATTTACACCATGGTGTAAATATTTCAAATGCATTCATGGAGATTATTGAAAAGTGCATGATCGATTCGAATGCTGACGATTCTTGGGAATTAAGGGATCCTCACTCACGTGAAGTTCGCGATGTTGTTTCTGCCAAAGAACTCTGGATGAAGATTTTAGAACTGCGTATGCAGACCGGTGAACCTTATCTGCATTTCATTGATCACTCAAACAATGCTATGCAGGAGTTTCAGAAGAAACTTGGTCTAAAGATCAATCAAAGCAATCTTTGTTCAGAAATTATTCTACCGACCAATAAGGACAGAACTGCCGTCTGTTGCCTGTCATCAGTTAATTTGGAATACTATGATACGTGGTCAAAAGATCCTTTATTCCTAAAAGACATTGCGGAAATGCTTGACAATGTATTGCAGTATTTCATTGACAATGCACCTAAGAGCGTTAAGAGAGCAATCTTTTCTGCCAAGCGGGAGCGTTCAATCGGTGTTGGTGCATTAGGTTTTCATGCATATCTTCAGCGCAAGGGTATTCCTTTCGAAGGCCCCCTGGCAAAAGGCACCAACATTAAGATGTTTAAGAACATTAAGAACAAACTTGATGTCGCAAATCTTGAACTTGGTGCCGTTCGCGGTGAAGCACCAGATGCCGAAGGTACTGGCCGTAGATTCTCCCACATGATGGCAATTGCTCCAAACGCTTCTAGTTCTATTTTGATGGGTAACACCTCACCGTCAATTGAGCCGTATCGTGCTAATGCTTATCGCCAAGATACTCTTTCAGGTTCGTATCTCAACAAGAATAAGTATCTTGATGAAATTCTAAAAAAGAAGTGTGAAGAAGATACAAAACTTAGTTATGACGAGATTTGGTCTAGTATTATTGCCAATGATGGTAGCGTACAGCACCTCGATTGCCTTGATGAGTTTGCGAGGTCTACATTCAAGACTGCAATGGAAATTGACCAGCGTTGGATCATTGAACATTCAAGTGATAGACAAGTATTCATTGACCAGGCGCAATCGGTAAACCTTTTCTTTCGCCCAACTGTGAATGTCAAGTATCTACATGCTATTCATTATCTGGCTTGGAAGCAAGGTATGAAGACGTTGTACTATTGCCGATCTGAGAAGATTGGTAAGGCCGATAAGGTTGCCAAGAAGATTGAGCGCGAAGTTATTCAAGAAATTAATTTCAAGGCACTAGTGTCTGGCGAAGAAGATACCTGTTTTGCTTGTGAAGGATAATTATGAGCGAGGGAACTTACGAGCAGATTGTTGAGAATCTAAAAAAAGTACATGATCCAGAAATCTCTGTTGACATATATAATCTTGGATTAATATATCTGATTGATATCACACAGATGCCTAGTGTAACTATTACACATACGTTGACCAGCGCATTCTGTCCTG